CACCTAAGATATATGAATTAATGTTTGTTGTCATTACATTATACTCACAAATACTTCAATAATTCCCTCACCAGTTCCTGGCTTCGATTCGATTGCTTTTCCTATCACTGTACCAATCATTGGTACACCAAGTGATGCTTTAGCATATCCTGCTTTATCTGATGTTACAAGTAAGTCACCCTTTTCAATCTTACCTATCACTTTACAAGGTACACGTCCTTTAAGAGCAATATAAGGATGCGTCTGTGAATTACCCGCCGCTGAATTCATTTTAAGTGCTGGTTCTGTAGACACAATTCCTACAACTTTTGTATTTGATAACATTGTAGTTGTAGTAACTTCTGCTTCACCACCGAATACAAGTACTGTTCCAGGCTCATAAGGAGCATCTGCTGCATAGCGTTCTGCTAAATCGGCGTATGTTGCCTCAACTGCATGACCGTAAATTGTATTCCATTGTTCTGTTGCTGTACCCAAATCATGTGTTGCATCAACTGATGGACTAATGCTTCCTGCAACCGTATTGCTTGCATCGTTAACCATGTGATTTGTTGGAATGTCTGCGTTAGTGATGTATCCACTATCGTTTGTGAATGCACTTACATTTGTAGGAATAGTAGGTGTATTTGTAAAGTTTGTGTAATCTAAGTAGTAGCTTCCCGGTTGTGCATTAAGTGTATCTGCATCTGTGATAGTTGATGCAACTGTGTTACTTGCCATCTTAATTACATTCATCACAGAACTTAATGCAAGTGGTACTGATAATGTTAATGTATTACCAGACATTGTATACGAAGTTGTTGGTTCTTGAACTACACCATCGATATATACTAGAACTTGCCAATCTTGTGACACTGTATATGGAAGTGTAAATTGACTTACTGAACCAGTACCAGTAAATGTATTGAATTCTAAGTTATTAATTTTTACTGCGGTGTCTACTACAATGTTATCCCCGTCAGTAGAAACAGTTAAATCTAAGTTAGGACCAGAAGAAAATGTTCTAAATGCTGCTTGTGTGGTATTAGTAGTATCAAGAACTTGCTCACCAGTACCTATATTTGTAGCATCAAAATTGATTTCAAAAACACCTGCGGCATCGGTATATGTTGCCGAGATACCATATGATGCAAAAAACAAATCGTTAATTCTGTCATCAACACGTTCATCTGTGTAATATAAGTTATTAGAACCTTCAGTTAATCCATCTGTAGTAATAGAAGTAAATGAACCTTGGACATCTAAATCTCCATTCACTGTGGCAGTATCAGTGATTAAATTAGTAAAATATCCAGCCGCTGGAGATGTAGCGCCTATAACTGTACTATCGATGTTTCCACCTGTAATATTAACTAGTACGGAATCTAAATTACCAGTTATTAATCCAGTTGCAGTAATATCAGTTGCGTTAATGTCGCCTGCTGTTAGCGTAGGAGTATACAGTGTTTCACTATATGTCGTCCAACGGTCAAGAGTTTCATCCCAACCAAATTTTACATTTGTGTCTGTGCCTCTTTCAACTTCAATACCTACATCTTCTGATGCTGCACCAGTGTGATTACCATTCAAGAGTATGAATGGGTCAGCGACACTAACTGTCTCTGAGTTAACCGTTGTAGTCGTTCCTTGGACGATTAAATTTCCTACGATTTCTAATGTACCGTTTCTTGAATCTATAAGAGCATTTTCTACTCCATTATCAAAAAGTACCTTTTCACCTTTAAGAAATAATCTATCACCAAATTTAATTTGTTCTGCCATGTTATTCTTCCAAACTTAGATTGTGTTATGTCTATTTATCAGATTTAACTTAGAACATAAAAAAACCCGGGAGTTTCCTCCCGGGTTTAATTTCTAAAAATCCTTTAAGTTAAACTTATAGGAATGCTAGGTTTGCAACGTCAATTTTTGAAACGTAGTCTGCTGCGTTACCTAGTGATGATGCTGTGTTTGTTAGCTCAACGTAACCGTAACGAGTCATGAATGACACTACTGGTTCGAATGAGTTAGGATCAACAACAACGCCTGATGACATTAGCGGTACGTATGGGCAATAGAATGCTGCTGCATCAATTTCGCCTGAGCCTTTATAGCCTAGTAGAACTGGTGCTGCGTCATTTGCATATGTGTTTACATATACACGCATTGTGCCGTTTAGTGTACCAACGAATTTTGTATTTGTTGGTGCTTCGAATGTACCTTCTGTTGTACGTGCGAATGCTGATGTAGTTGCTGACTGTAGAACAGTTAGTGCTGCTGGTGAAACCACTGCCCAGTTTGCTGCACCGCGACGTGTGCGCTGTGCTACTAGGTTAGCTTGTTGGTTGATTAGCGTTGCTAGAACTGCGTGACGGTCACCTACGAATGTTGGTGTGCCTGTGAATGAGCCGTTCATGTCGAAAGTCGCACCTGAAGTCGCAAGATTTTCTAGTGAACCTAGAACTTCTTGGTCGATTTCTGCTGTGATTTCCATAGCTAGTGCTGCCATGATTTCTGCTTCAACGTCTAGGCCGTGCATTGCGTTAGCGTCTTGTGCCGCTTCGAATGTCCAACGTGCTGATAGCTTACGTGTTTTTGCTTCAACAGTTTGCTTCATTACTTGGATTGACATACGGTTACCCGCTGTACCTTCCATTGCTGCTGTTGCCGCTGGTGCTGCACCGTTTGCGCCTGAGTATGACTTAGCAATATCGAATGGTGATAGAGCTTCTTGGCCTGCTGTTACGCCTGCTGCGTTGTCTGCATAACGTACACGTAGTGTGTGAATCTGACCCACTGGACCAGTCATTGGCTGTACGCCGATGATTTCGTTTGCAATAACTGTTGGCATTACACGACGGATAACTGGTAGGATCACTTTGTTTAGTGTCGCAATGTTACCTGCTTGTGTTGCGCCTGCTGTTGCTGATTCAGCAAGAGCTACTTTTGTGTTGTTTAGTACTGATGACATTACGTCACGTTTTGTGCCTTCTAGACCTTCTAGTAGCGCATCACGTGTGTTGTCCCAGTTGTTACCTTCAAAAAGATTTTCCATCTGTTTGATTCTCCTGTGTTCTGGTTAATTACTTTAGACCGGCTAGTTTTCTTAGCACGACTATATCAGCATCGTCACCTACTGACTTTGAAGTTTCATGTTTTACTTCACGGTCACCAGTGTGTTCTGTAACTTTGCTTTCTGTTAGGGTTTTTGTTTCCGCTTGCGCTGAAACTGATTCATTTAAAACTGCTGGTAGATATTTCTTAAAAGCTGTTTTTAAATTAGTTGTTTTTACTGACTCAAGTAGATCAGCCATTACTTCACGCTTTTGACCAGCAAGTGGTGATAGTAGTTCGTCTAGTTTCGCTTTGCGATTCATACGATCTTCCATTACACGCTTTGCTTTTTGCGCTGTAGCAATATCTGCTTCTTTAGTAGTAATCATTGCTTCTAGTTCTGCAACTTTTTGCGCAGATTCGTTTAGCTTAGTATTCATTTTTGCAACTTCTGTGCCTTCATTTAATTGTGAAGACATGAATTCACCTGCAAATGCTTCGAACAGTTTACGACCAAATTCGTTTTCTTTAGCCGCTGTGATGTCCTCTTTTAGCATTGCAATTTCTGAACGTAGAGCGTTAGAGATTGTGTTCTCTACTAACTCTGCTGAACGCTTGACAAATGACTCTTTAGTTTTCGTAAGTAGTTCTTTGCCTTCTGCTACCATGCGTACTTTAGTTTCTACTAATTCACGCTTGTCGTTATGGAACTCTGCAAGTTCACGTGAAAGTTGCTTCACTACAAACGATTTTGTCGTTTCTAGATTTTCAGCTACTTTTGCACGATCAGCTTGAAGTTCTTTAACCTCTGCTGCAAGTTGAGAAGTAATGAATTTTTCAAGGATCTTAGCGTGTTCAGAAATTGCTTTCTTATACGCAACTCGTTCTGCGATTAGAGATTCACGGTCTGATTTAAACTCTTCCATTTCAGCTTGGATTGCTGTAGTTAGCATATTGTCCATAGCTTCAACGATAACTGATTTGTCATGCTCAAACTTTTGTGCGAATTCTTCACGCAACTCGGCTGTAATTTCCTCTCTTGCTTCATTTAGTTTTGCTTCCATAGCCTCTTTAATAGCCGCACCAGCTTCTTCGCTTAGTGCGCCGGACTCTAGAAGGTTAGCAAGGATTTCTGTTGCCATTGTTGCTTCTCCTGTTTTACAGTTTAAGTTCACGAATGAACTTTACTATTTCTTCTGACAAGAATTTTTGAGCATTCTTGTCGTTTTGAACATCTCTAGCAAGCTGCCAAGTCTGATAGCCGCCTTTCATGTTCATTAATCCTTCGTAGATAGCCTTTGGATATGCTTCTGGAGCACTAGGCTGAGCTACGATATCTACAGTTACAATCTCAAAGTTACTCACTTCACCGTTATTACCAACTTCACCGGAACCACGAGAAGAGACACCTAATGTAGCGCCTGATTCGATTAGTGTTCTGATGATGTTGCCCATTGGTGTAGGAACAATTTTAAGTTTACCATAGCCGTTCGGTCCGTCCATCCACATACTTTCAATAATATGTGACACACGGTCAACGTTAACTGTTAATTCCGGTGGATGATCACATTCACCTAGAACAGGGAAGCCTTCAGAGATTTTTTTCTGAACGCTTTCTACTGCTCTTGAGATTTCTGAAACCGGGTAAACACGCTGATTGGCATTCTTAACGCCACCTTGGACGAAAATGCCTTCCATGAACATACTCTTTTCACCATTCTCACTCTCAACGATACGTGCTTGTACATTCGCTTGATTGTGTGATAATCTTTCAATTAGAACGGTCATTGGTTACTCCTAAGGTTTATAGTCTTATGATGTAATTGCTTTCTTATTTACACCATCATCACCAGGTTTTGCTGTTTGTGTTGACATCTTAGGTGCTTTATTACCTGATGTATTAACATTACCTGTTGACATATCTTTTGGTGCATCACCTTTGCCGCCTGATGTGTTACCATCGTTTTGGCCTACTGGTTTTGCATTTGAATCGTCACCTGGGCGTTTTGGGTTTGCATTAACAGTTGTTTTTGCTGATGCATCACCGTTGTCACCAGTTGAAGCAGTTACTGGAGTTACATACTCGTCTAACTGTTCGTCTTCTTCTGACTCTTCTAAATCGGTTTCTGTTTCGTCACTTTCTTCTAGGTCTTCTTCCACTTCTTCTGCTTCTTCAAGGTCTAGTTCTAATGATTCTTCCATTTCAGCGTCGGCTTCTTCTTCGCCTTCGTCTTCCATGTCGTCTTCTTCACCTGACATAATTTTTTCAAATTCTGCTTCTAAATCAGCAAGTGCTGATTCTAAATCATCTACGCGGTCTTCCATGTCGCCTTCTGGAGCATCATCACCCATTTCTAGGTCATCAACTGCTTCATCGTCTTCCATGTCGTCTTCGTCATAAATTTCTTCGTTTTCAATCTCATCTGCATCTGTGTCAATTTCATCTGATTCTGACTCTAAATCAAAACCTTCTTCAACTTCTTCTGATGCTTCTTCGATTTCCTCAAGTTCTTCTTCTACAACGTTATCGCTTTCGTTTAGAGAAGCCTCATGGATTTGTCGTGCTTGTTCAACAACAAAGTCATGTAGCAATTCTTCTGCTTTGCTATTTTCTTCGTTGATTAACAATTCTAGCACTTGTTCTAGTGTACTTCTTGACATTATAAGTCTCCTTAAAATCTATTCTGGTCTAGCCACTTAAGATTGCGGCAAGGTTATAGAAACGTTTTACTTTGTTTCAAAAGTATTTATAGGGATAATGTGTGTATATAAGGGAAATATCAAAAAACGGCTGTTTTTTGACGTTTTGTTTGGTTCAAAAGATATTTAGTGATTTTTGTATGTTATAAACATACTACTTAATTAAAGTTCTGCGCCGCCTGAATCGTCGCCACCACTTGCACCATACTGTTGTTTTACTTGCACTGCCTCAATACCTTTTTGATATTTTCTATATTCTCTAATTTTTCTTAACTTAGAGAGGTGTTCAAGTGTTAAACGAATCTTACGAGTATCGTCTAAATCAGTGTTTGTAAACTCATCTTCTTCTGGAGAGTAGTTTTCTTTTAAATCTGTATATCTCATACTACTATTTATACATCTTCGTCAGTTTCGGCGTTTTCCGCACCTGATATTGGAGAACCGTCTTCAATATCACCTTCTGCGTCATCTAAATCGAAGTCTTCGCCGCCCATATCACTCATTCCCATATCAGGACCAGGACTTGCGCCTACACCTTTCAACCCATCAGGATTTTGTGCTAGTGGGTCGTCAACGTCATGTTCTTCTTTCCATAACATTTCGTTCTCTAATACTTCTTCTTCTGACAATCCTAAGAAACGCTTCAATGCAAAACGCTTACTGATGTAGTCTGCACCTTCGATACCAGTGAATACGTTCATTGCAACTTGGTCTACTTCTGCTTGACGGAATTTACCGAAGTTCTGAACTACGTTGAACTTCAAGTCAAACGTGCTACTTTCAATCTGAACACCACGGTGTTTTAAGAACATCTTAAATTCACGGTCAATTTCTTCGATAATAAGTTGCTGTAATCTTTCACAGAATTTAGTAAATCTAAACTCTTGTATCATTGCAGTACCTGTTCTACCATCATTAAATGCAGAACCACCTGTATCAATACCACCCAAGTAACTTGGTGGGACACGCAATCCTCGTAATAGTTTATCATTAAAGTATTTCAAGTCATCAATTTGACCTAAGTTTTCACCACCTGGGAGTGTTTCAACTTTAGAACCACGACCTTCAGCCGTTTGAGCAAAGAAGTAATCTTCCATAATAGATAGTGGGTTGTATGCACTATCTGTAACATTTTGTCCGCCACCTGTTTTAGATGGGATACGTCTTTGGTGAATATCACTCTTAATACGCTCTAAGTGTTGACGTGCTTTATGTGTTGGCATATCACCAACATCGATATAGAATACTCTACGTTCTGGTGCTCTTTGAACACGATAGATTAATATAGCATCTTCTAATAATTCTTTTTGTTTGTAAACTTTGAACACTGGTTCAAGAATTGAGTTACCAAAAGGCCAAAAGCCATCAATACCTTCACTTAACGAAACGTGTACAACATGTTTAGCATCTACAGGAGTTGAAGTTTGGTCTGAAACATAACGTGAACCGCCTGCAGAACCACCACCAAAGCCTTGTGTTGTATTAGCATTGATGTTAGGTGCACCTGTTAAACCTGTTTGTGTTTGTAATAGTTTAGTTGTGTCGGCTGTAATATTAAGACTTTGTAGATTGATATCTAAGTCTTTAATATAGTATGCTTCAATCTTTTTTCCTTTACCTTCATTGACAATAACTTTTTCGATTTTAGCTGGATCTACCCAAAAAAGTTTATATGTTTCAGGATCACGAACAAAGATTTGGTCTCCGTATTTTACTGTATTTCTGAAAATACGAAACATTCTTTTATTAATTTTATTTACTGAACACCACTGTCTTAATGATTTTTGAATAATATCATTTTCAGTTTCAGTTTGGTCTTCATTATATTCGATATGAAATGGAAGTTTAGATTGTTCATTTTTAAGTGTAGAGAATTCTGCAATAGTATCTAATGCAGTGTTTACTTCACTATCTAAATCCATTTGGTCGTATTGACCGTATCGTTGCACACGATTAGGTTGTCCCTGATAAACCTCAGGTAACCAACTGCTATATCGCTTTGTATCTGCTTCACCGCCGGCATACCCTGTACCTGTTGAACGAGGCATTTTCTCTGGCATTCCGTCGTATGTTTTAAAATATTTTTTCCAGCTCATTTTTTAATCCTTAGAGTTAATTCTATCATAATTCGATATCGTTGTCAATACTCTTTCCTTAGTTTTCATTTAACGCCTTGACTAGCTTCCTTAGTTCTCCTAAAATCGCCTGTTGTTCATTGGCATTTTGTTGAGTGTTTGCTCTATCTGTTTTCGCACCAGTCCAGAAACTAGACATATCAACGTTCATTTGCTCTAATGCTTGAAGCATTTTTGCTAAATTATCTTGACCTTCAGTAGTTTTGAATGCGTCTGTTTCTTGAATTGCTTCAATGGCATTTGCCAAATCAGCCATTTTTGCTGAGTCAAAACTCTCATCGTTGTTAAACATACCTAATTGCTCAACTAAACTTTTTGTATATACTTCTATTCTTCTATCCGTATTTTTTCCTGATGTATCTAATATGTTAGAAATTTCATCAAACATATTTTTTGCATCATTATCAGAAAGCATACCAGATGTATTGCCAGAAGAATCTGTTTCTAAAATTTTATTATTTTCTCCAACCTGTAAGTTTTCAGTAGTTTCTTTTGTAGTTTGTGCATTTTTTTCATTTATTTCATCCTGCTGTTCGTCCCTTATGCCGAATAATTCTGCAAGTTTTGCCGTGCCATCAGTTATAAAGCCTGTCAGCGATGTAGTAAATTTTGTTTTTAGTATATCTATTTCTGCGGTAAAGTTAGTTAACACATCTGCAAATGGACTTAATTCATTTCCAAATCTTCTATATTGTTCAATAGCATCTGCGTTTACTTTATTCATTTCCCCTAGTACTTCTGTAAAACCTTCTACTTGCGTATTGAACACATCTTCCATTGCAACAACTGCCTGTCTTCTGTTTTCTATACCTGACAACACAGCCTTATCTGCCTGTGATGGTCCTGTTTCACCCGCAGTTGCATCTTCGACTGTTGCTCTAAGACGAGACAAATCTGCAATCATTGACTGTAAAAATTGGTCTGTCTGTAAAACCGCACGATTACCTTCTGTACTTGCACTTGCAATAATACTTTGAATATCAGGAGACAAGTCAGCAATAGCAGATTGGAATGCTTCCGGTCCTTGTTCGCCTGCTAATGCAAGACGTTCTACTATTGGAAGTAATTCTTTACCTAAACCTGTACCACTTAACTGTTGGAATGTTTGTTCACGTACAAATGCACCTTGGCTTCCTGCCGCCATTCTTTCGATAACTGCCTGTCCTAGAACACCTTCCATCATTCCTGCTGAACCAATAGTTTCTCTAATGTTAGCCGCTCTATTAGGATCCATAGTAACTAATCTTGATGTTACATCGTCACGTTGTAGAGTTTGAGAAATCATTTTAGCCGCATCTTCTAAATTTATTTTTAAGACATTTGCAGTTGAAGAAACACCTGACATGAAATCATCCATACCATCACGTAATTGTTGTTGACTCATTCTGTCAAGCACGCCCATGTTTCTTAATGAGTCTAGGTATTCACCTGCCATTGATGTTACTTCACCAAATTCAAGACCAAATCTTCCCATTAAATCAAGACCACCTGCTTCCTGAGATTTTGTTAGTGAATTAGCAAACTTTAATGAAGCCTCTACCCCTACCATACCAACAGACCTTGAAAATCTTTTTGTAAATTCTGCCGCTTCACCTAAAGTAAAATTGTTCTCATTAATCATAGCAGACATTTGTTCTAGGCCTGCCTCTACTTCTGAAAATCCTGCCATTAAACCTGACTGTCTAATTTCTTGTGCCATGTTAAATCGGTCTTCTGCTTGTTGACCCATAAAACTGTTAATCATTTTTGTGGTAGCTAAGATACCTACCGCAGATTTTCCTAATTTAGCAGTTACTTCTTCGAATCTCTTTGAAACTTGTTCAGAATCAAATTGCTGTCCTGCCATTTCTTCTGTAATATTTTCATTATTTGCAGTTGTTCTTTTTATGAATGCGTCCCTTTGTCTTTCTGCATCATTTTTAGCAATTTCATTTGCAATTTCACTTTGCTTTATAAGTTGTTCAAAGTATCCTGCTATCTTATTATTACTTGCGGTAATTCTTGTTCTATTAGATTTTTCATCTGCGTTTGCTTTATCGGCTTTGGCACCTTGTTGTCTAACTTCTCCCAAAGTGTCATGTAATACTTTAAATGCTTTTTCGGCATCTCCTGACTCGCCTGTATAAATTTTATCTAAGGCTTTATTGGTTTCATCCGTGTTTGCAGACATGGATGCCAATATCTGTCTAATACTGGCCATTGTATTCTCGGTCGCCCAACCGGGGATCGATGGATCAATACCACTAATATATACATCATTTTCAGCCATTCAAAATTACCTCTTGACAAGTTAAACTTCGTAGTTTATAATATGTCTAAATATACGTATATAACCACTTAAAGTTTATTATAAGTGTATTTATCAATCCAAGGAATTAATGATGACCGATAACCCGCTAACTAAGTACTTTAGAAAGCCAGCTATATATGTTAGTTTACCAACTAAAGGTAAATTTAACCCAGAAATCGACCAGACTATTATTGATGAAGTAGGTGTTTTACCTATGACGGCTATCGATGAGATTACAATGCGTAATCCTGATGCACTTCTTAATGGTGAAGCAATGATTTCTCTAATACAAAGTTGTGTTCCTAGTATCAAAGATGCAAGAAAACTATGTAATATTGATGCAGAGGCACTTTATATGGCTATTCAATATGCGACAAACGGAAGTAGTCTCACATATACGCACACATGTAAAGAGTGTGAGAATAAAAATGATTTCAACATTGATATTGATTTTGTGTTAAACAAGTTCCCTGAGATTAATCAGGTTGAACCTGTAGTATACGAAAATTTAACAATCCATATGAGACCACCAACACTAGAAAGTGTTACACGGGTTGCTCTTATCCAGCTTGAAGAACAGCGAATCGTTAGTACTGTCAGAAGTGATATTTCTAATGAACGGGATGAGTTGGAACTTGCGAAAAAGTTTTACAAAAGTTTCAAACGTGTAGCAGAATACAATGTAGATTTAATTTCAGAGACTATCGAAAAGATAGAAACACCTGAAGGTGATGTCACTGACAAGAAGCAAATTATTGAGTTTCTTGCTAATGTTCCTACATCAGTAGTCAAAAATATGGATAAAAGAGTTAAAGGTATAGCTAAAAGACCAGAATCATTAAACAATTTTGAATTCGTTTGTCCAGAATGCGAACAAAAAGAAACAGTTAATATAGAAATTAATCCTGCAAATTTTTCTTAAGCTGGCTAGCAACCGCCAGCGGTGAAGAAATTGTAGAAAAACAAAAAAAGTTTGAAAAAGAACTTGACAAGTTACATAGAAATCTGTTACAATTATCTTGGTACATGAGGGGTGGGGTTTCTATCTCAGAACTTCATGAAATGCCAGTTACACATATCAAACATCTGAACGATATTATCGACCAGAATTTTGAAATGAGTAAGAAGGCAGGAACACCAATATTATAACTAATAAGACTAATACAATCTAATATCTAACTCGGCGAAAAAGGAAAAGAGAATGACTAATATCTCAGCATACATAGTGGAATCGTTTGTCGGGTTGCCGACACGGGATTGAGATTGCAAATGTAGTGTTTGCCGTCGGACTAGTCAGGATGAATTCTGACATTCTTCTCGTAAACCACAAAAGAGTATTCATAATCATAAAACAGCCATGGTCCCCGAAGGACATGGTTGACTAGTATAAATTTACCGATGATAGGTTTTTATAACACTATCTGCTTTTTATAGTTTCTATCTATGTGGATTATAAAAGGTGCCGTTGGGTCGAAAGACGCAATACTAAGTTAAGGAGGGATCGCCAACCGACTCCGTCGTAACTAGCGACTAACTTAGACATAGAGGCGATGAGCAAGGGACAGATAAGACAAGAATTTTCTGTACAGCCATTTTTTAATTGTCCTGGGAACAGGGCAATTATGGCTTCTTCACGGGACAGAGA